TATTGCAGCCGGTTCTGGTGAGCGGATGCGTAAACCCGGATCGAAAGGTGCGCCGACAGCGGAGAACTTTAAGCAAGCCGCGAAAACTGCAAAACGCGCAGGGGGTGGGCATTTAATGAATACGGGTTATTACGGCAAATCGTACAGATAAGGAATCGAAATGTCTTGGACAGATATTGCGAATATTATATTAACGGTTGGGCAAACTGCGTATCGATCGCGGCAGCAGCGTCAAGCACAGGAAGAAGCGCAACGGGCTAATTTAATTGGTCGGTTAACCGTTGAAGGTCAGGCCCCGCAATTAGTTTCAGGTGCTCAGATTATTGAAGACCAGCCGATTATGGGTAGTGATGTTTCACAAACATTATCTAGTTTGCAGTATAACCCTGATGCAGGATTTTCGCAGGGCTTACGAATGGAAAGCGAAGAAGCGCCCGAGATTCCTCCTGAGTTGTTAGCTGCATTAATGGCAGAAGAAGAAGGTCCACAGTTCGCGGCAACAGGTGGGCCGGTCGGTAAACCTGACGATACTTATTATTTTACCGTTGAAGATATACAGGGGATGATGCAAGAACCTGATCCGATGATGCAGGCCGTTGGCGCGGGGTTAATGCAGCAGATGCCCCCCGGCGGGGGGATGGTGCCAGCGACTCCGGGACAGATTCAGATGATGGCCGAAGGCGGCTTAGTTGGTAATCAGCATAAGATCGATAAAAATAATAATGGAAAGATCGATGGGCAAGACTTTCAGATTCTTCGACGCTCCGAGGGAGGAGGCATATCCGTTCTAAAAAAGTTTGAGGACTTCGTTACTGAATCGGTAGGGATTGATCCTAAAGACGTGGAATGGGCAAGTAGTCTTTCAGAAGAAATGTATCCGGGGGAAGGGTTCGATGGTCGAGGTGATGCGGCCAGACATTTAGCATTAGGTTCTTTAATACCTGATGCAGAATCCCCTAGGGTTGCAGAGTTTCTAAGTGCTGCACGAGAGTATTTTCCAATACCTGATTCAGGTAGAAAGATGGATCTTCACAACAACGAACTTGGAATGCAGCTAAAAGGTTCTAAGGAAGAAATAAAAGAACAAATACGTGAGCTGATTGAGAACAATACGGCGATGTATATGGAACTTGACGAAAGTCAAAAAATGCGAGGCTACTAAGGAGCAGTTATGAAAAGACAAGGTTATAACGCACGACTGGATGATTCTTTAGGATCTAGAAATGGCAAGAAAAAACAGCCTATGAAATCTCGTCGTAAAGAAAGTAAGGGTACTGAAATGGCTATGGGTAAGCGAGCTTACTCAGGAGACACCATGATGATGGCCTACGGCGGCAACCCTAAGAAAATGAAAAAAGGCGGTAAAACTTATCGCGGGGCTGGTTGCGAAATCCGTGGCTAAAGGTGTAAAACATTATTACCGAGACGGTCGTGAGCACAAAGGGGGTATGCACAAGCACCCTGATGGCAAACTTATGACGGGTAAAAAGATGTCAAGCGCCTCTAGGGACTTGTATCACTACGGGCAGCTTTCCGCAAAAGCTAAACAGAAAGCTAGGAGCGGATGGGGAAGTTGAACGCTTTCGTAGGATTTACTTTTGTCTAATAAAGTTTTAGAAGATCTTCGCGCAGTAGACTTATCTTACTTATCGAAGGACGAAGCTAAAGAGTTCACGATTCTTTTAGAAGAACTCGAAAAGCGAGAACGTCAAGAAAAGTCTGCCGCGAGCTTTTACGACTTTGTGAAGATGATATGGCCTGAGTTTATCGCGGGCGCACACCACAAACGAATGGCCGAGGCTTTCGATAAGATTGCCTCTGGCGAATCGAAACGTCTAATTATTAATATGCCTCCTCGACATACGAAGTCTGAATTTGCTTCGTACTTGTTTCCTGCGTATTTACTCGGTAAACGTCCTAAGTTAAAGATCATTGAAGCAACGCACACGGCTGACTTAGCAGTAAACTTTGGTCGTCGTGTTCGTGACTTGATCGAAAGCGAAGAGTATGCGGAAGTTTTCCCCGGTACTCAGCTAAAAGCTGACTCTCGTAGCGCCGGTAAATGGAATACGATGCAAGGTGGTCAGTACTATGCGGCGGGTATCGGTGGTGCATTAGCTGGTCGTGGTGCTGATTTGTTTATTATCGACGATCCGCACTCTGAACAAGATGCGTTTTCCGATAAAGCGTTGGACGAAGCCTACGAATGGTATCAAACAGGCCCCCGACAGCGTCTTCAACCGGGGGGTGCTATCGTTGTTGTAATGACTCGTTGGTCTAAGAAAGACGTAACAGGTCGTTTAATCAAAAAGATGACTCAAGAGAAGGGCGGGGATAAGTGGGAACTAATAGAATTCCCTGCGATACTGCCTTCTGGTAAACCGTTATGGCCTGAGTTTTGGAGTCTCGACGAATTAGAAGCCACTAAAGCGTCTATACCCCCGTCAAAGTGGGCTGCTCAGTATATGCAGCGCCCAACGGGAGAAGGTATTTCGATTATTCCAAGAGATTGGTTTAAAGTTTGGCCTCAAGACCAGCCTCCTTCTTGTCAATATTTAATACAAAGTTACGATACTGCCTTCTTAAAATCTGAACGCGCTGACTTTACTGCAATAACAACGTGGGGAGTGTTCTACCCTGAAGGGAAAGTCGGCGAAGATATGTATACCGGCGAAGAAGCTCACATCGTTTTGTTAGATTGCGTTAAAGAACGGTTCGATTTTCCTGAATTAAAGCAAGAAGCGTTGCGGTTATACGAATACTGGGATCCTGATTCAGTGATTATTGAGACAAAAGCCTCTGGGATTCCGTTAACTCAAGAATTACGACGACTAGGTATACCGATTAATACGTATTCGCCCAACAGAGGTCAGGATAAGATTGCAAGATTGAATTCTGTTAGCCCTATTTTCCAAGATGGCAAGGTTTGGGTTCCTGAGACACGTTGGGCCGAAGACTTAATGGACGAAATTAGTGATTTTCCTAACGGTGAGAACGATGATTTGGTCGATGCGACAACATTAGCCTTAATGCGCTTTAGAGCTGGCGGGTTTTTGCAGCTAAAAAGTGATTTTTCGGAGGAAGAGGAGTATTATCCGAAACTTAGGGTATATTATTAACAAAAATCTAGGTAAGGTTGCCAATTATGGCCGATATGCAAGATTATTTAGACGATTCTTTTGCCGAAATTGAAATCGAGGGAGTTCCAAACCTCGAAGACGGCGTAGAAATCTTTTTTAACGAAGAAGGCGAAGGAACTTTAGGGTTTGACCCTGACGAAGAGTTCGAAGTAGCTTTCGATAGCAACCTTGCCGAGTATTTAGATAGCGGTGAGCTTGGAAAAATCGGATCTAAATTAATTTCTGCCTATGAAGACGATTTGCATTCTCGACAAGACTGGTACGAAACGTTTAAGGACGGTCTTGAGCTATTAGGTATAAAATCAGACCCTAGAAGCGAACCTTTTCAAGGTTCAAGCGGCGTTTATCACCCGTTACTCGCAGAAGCTGTAACCCAGTTCCAAGCGCAAGCCTATAAAGAATTACTTCCTTCTGGTGGACCTGTCGATACCCAAGTTATGGGTAAAGTTACTGATCCGAAGTTGCTTCAAGCGAATCGTGTCAAGAACTTTATGAACTATCAAATAACCTACAAGATGGAAGAATTTGATCCAGAGATGGATCAGCTTTTGTTCTATCTTCCGCTCTCCGGTTCTGCTTTTAAAAAGTCTTGCTATGATCCAACTATGGGTCGTGCGGTTTCTCGGTTTATCAAATCTGAAGATCTTGTAGTCCCCTACTATACGACTGATTTAGTTTCGACGCCGCGCATTACGCATGTGTTACACATGACCGAAAACGATTTGTTAAAGTTAAAGCGGTCGGGCTTCTATCGAGACACTCCAACGATGTCTCCGGGGCTAACTCAAGAGTCTGTCGTTCAAGAAAAGATTGATGAACTTGACGGATTGAGTCCGTCTAACTCAGATAGAGAGTTTACGTTACTAGAAGTACACGTTGAGCTAGATATAGCGGGTTTCGAAGATACAGACAATATTGGTGAACCAACTGGAATCGCTCTGCCATACATTGTAACGATATGCCGAGATACGCGAGAAGTTCTTAGTATCCGTCGTAACTACGCTGAACAGGATCCGTTACGAAAGAAGATTGAATATTTCACCCACTTCAAGTTTCTACCCGGATTAGGTTTTTACGGGTTCGGGCTTATCCACATGATTGGTGGAGTTACTAAATCAGCTACGTCTATTTTACGACAGCTAATTGACGCAGGCACATTAGCCAATTTACCCGCAGGGTTTAAGTCTCGCGGATTAAATATTCAACGTGCAGATGATCCTATCCAACCCGGTGAATGGCGAGATGTCGACACTCCGGGAGGAACAATCCGTGAATCCTTCATGCCGCTGCCCTATAAAGAACCCAGTGGTACATTAGCAAACTTATTGGGTGTTTTAGTTGATTCTGGGAAAAGGTTCGCATCCGTGATTGACCAAGGTGGGGCTGAATCTAATCCTAACGCTCCGGTTGGTTCTACGATTGCCACGTTAGAGCGAGGTCAGCGTGTAATCTCTGCGATCCATAAAAGATTGCATTATGCGCAAAGAACCGAATTTAAAATACTAAAAAGAATTTTTGGGGAGGTGTTACCTCCCGAATACCCATATCAGGTACAGGGAGCACAACAAACCGTATTCAGAGAAGACTTTGGCAATCAAGTTGATGTCATTCCTGTATCTGATCCTAATATCTTCAGCACTACGCAACGGATTATTTTAGCGCAAACCCAGTTGCAGATGGCACAAAGTGCTCCGCAAGTACACAACCTAAAAGCAGCTTTTCGTAAGATGTACTTGGCTTTAAACATTAAAGATATCGATGACATTCTTTTACCAGACGTCAGTCCGACGCCGAAAGATCCTATTCAAGAAAATCAGGATTCTTTAACTAACGTTCCTCTACAAGCCTTCATACAACAGAACCATGACGCGCATATTCAAACGCATATCTCGTTTAGTCAAAACCCCGCTACTGCTCAGAACCCTGCGGCAGTACAAGCGTTAAATGCGCATATACAACAACACCAAGCATTAAAGTACCGAATACAAGTCGAGCAGTTACTTGCTCAACAAGGTGTTCAACTACCTCAGCCGGGACCAGACGGTCAAATGCCACAAATCCCACCAGAGTACGAAAACCAGATTGCCATCGCAGCAGCACAAGCTACGCAGCAGATTACTGGTCAAGAACAAGCATTGCAACAAGCGATGGAAGTACCCGATCCGCAGCGAGAAATGTACGAGCAGCAAATGGCGCTAGAATCTGAAAAGCTAAGACTTCGTGAGAAGGAAGTCGATCAAAAGGGTCAGCTTGAACTTGAAAAGATAGACTCTCAAGAACGGCAAACTGATGTCAAGATTGCAGCAGACTTACGCGAGGTAGAGTTACGAGATGAAAGATCTGCAGATACGAATTTAACTAATCTTGCTCGCATAGTTAAAGAATCTAGGGAACAGCAGTAATGAAAGGTGTTAAAAAAGGGCCTCCTCCTAGAAAGGGGCCTGTAAGTCAAGGTTTAAAGAAACGAGGTAATAAACGATGAGGTATGAAAGCAAACAGTACCCCAGTTCGGGGGACAGGCGTCCGAAGAAAGTCAAAGTAGAATCAATGTCTGCTTCTGACAAAGGTTTTGCTAAGGCAAAAGAAGTTAAAGCGGGTTATGTTTACGAAGAAGGTGAGCAAAAGAAAATCCGTGGAACAGGTGCCGCAACTAAAGGTACTTCCTTCACTTGTTACATAAAGTAACGAATGGACTTTATTAAGTATTCTGAGTTTTTACTCAAAAAGATTCGTGAGCGCCAAGAGGCTCTCACGCATACGCTTGCTTCGGGAAGCGCCCAAGACTTTGCTCAGTACCAACGTATAGTTGGGGAAATTTCAGGTTTAAATTTCACTGAGCAAGAAATCGTAAACCTGCACTCAAAAATGGAAGAGATCGATGACTGACGTACCTGATCGTGTACTAAATTTTGGCTCCGATGGCGAATTTGCTTCTGACGAGGAAAATAAGCTAACTGCTGATAATTTAGAATCACACGCTGATAAACTTCCCGTACCTACGGGATACAGAATGTTAATTCTGCCATTCGAGCCTAGCCACAAAACCCGTGGTGGAATCATGCTCGCTAAACAAACACTGGACAAAGAAAAGATTGCCACTATCGTAGGGTTAGTCGTTTCTATGGGGCCAAGTGCATACGCAGATGCTGATAAGTTCCCAACAGGGCCTTGGTGTAAGGAAGGTGATTGGGTAATTTTCGGAAGATATGCAGGAGCGCGTTTTCGTATTGAAGGAGGCGATATGCGTCTTTTAAACGATGATGAAATCCTAGCTGTAATCTCTGATCCTGAATCAATTCTGCAATAAGGAGGACATATGTCTGAACAACAAATAGAACTAGTGTTACCAGAGGAAGAGGTTGATCCACGTGAGGCTGATGTTATTCAAGAGGGTCAGCAAGATCAAGACTTCGGAGAAAAAGAAACTGAGCAAGCGGCTGAGTTAGAAGATTACAGTGATTCAGTTAAAAAACGTATCGATAAATTAACTTATCGCATGCGTGAAGCTGAACGCCAGCGAGATGAAGCAATTAATTATGCTCAAAATCTTCAACAGGAAAAATCTACTTTAGCTAATCGTCTTTCTTCATCAGATGCTAGTTTAGTTAATGAGTACAAAGCTAGGGTTAACTCTGAAGCTGAAAGGGCTAGAAAAGCCCTGAGAGAAGCACAAGAGCTTGGAGATGCCGAAGCGATTGCGTTAGCTACCGAAGCTGTAGCTAAATCAGCGTTAGAAGCCCAGAACGCTACGAAAGCTGCGAATCGACAGAAATTACAAAATAGGCGTCGAGTAGCTAGTAATCGTGAAAATAATCAAGTAAATTCTCAAACACAGCCCCAGCAACCTGCTCCTCGTGATGAGAAAGCTGAAGCATGGGCTGAAAAGAATTCATGGTTCGGTCAAGATCGAGTTATGACAAGTGCGGCGATAGCTATTGATGATGAGCTAAAAAGAAGCGGAGTTGATCCTACTTCGGATGAGTATTATCAAGAACTAAATGCGCAACTTAGGGAAAATTTTCCCCATAAGTTCGATAAGCCGAAAACCGCGCAATCGCAACAAGTTGCAGGATCTAGTCGTGGTACTAGTCCAGCAAGTCGCGGAGCGCGCAAAGTGAGTCTCACACCCTCACAAATTGCAATAGCAAAAAGAATTGGTGTGCCACTTGAAGAGTATGCAAAA